GATCCGAGAGGAGAAATAAATGAAACAGTACATAATCATAGCCCTCTGCATCCTTGCAGGGAAGTACGTAGATATTCCGATCTGGTTAAACGTCCTCTTTGGGATATCCGCATACTGGGCGGTAAGCCAGATCAATAGAGAATGGGAGTAGAAATGACAGAAGAAGAGAGAAAGAGAGAAGTAGAACGGATTTCCAGAAAAACCCAGAAGTCCGTAAAAACTCCCTCAAACGAACAGAGAATCATCCGTATTGTTCGATTTAAAGCCGGAAACGATCGGAAACCTTGCAAGTTATATAGGCACTCTGGAAGAAGCAACCAGAAAAGCAAAAGAAATGGAATGCCTGTATGGACCGATCGAACATATTGAATAAAAAAAGACTCATGTAATGCAAATACATGAGCCGGGGTGACTTTCTGCCACTTGGATAATAAAACCTATAAAAAATATAACACCCAGGTGTCAGAAAGTCAAGATTTAAGCAGGAAAAACCTGCTATATTTTTAACTCTTTTTCAGGGGGCGGAAAGCCTCTTAGAAACTCGATTAGAAGTATTAGACTTACGACCTGAGGTGAGACATGAAGTGTGGATACATAAGGGATACATGGGACTGTGGAGAGACCATGGAGATAGAGGAAAAGCATACCGGGAGGTATGGAGCCAGGGGACAGAAGAGACAGGAAAAGAAAAAGGCAACCCCCGAAGATATAGAGAAAAGAAACCAGTGGAAAAAGGAAAGAGACCTCCGCCGATTGATTAAATGGAATTTCTCACCAGGGGATTACTGGTACACCCTGACATTCAGAAAAGATGAAAGACCGGAATGGGAAGAGATGATGAAGATCATGGCAGACTTCATACGGAAACTCCGGAGGGAATACAAAAAAAGAGGATGGGAACTGAAATACATCTATCCTCCCCAGATCGGAGAAAGAGGAGCTGTTCACATACATTTTCTGGTAAATGCAGAATCTTCAGATAAAGATAATCGCACCGACAAAATGATTGTAGGATTGTGGAAGTATGGGAAAGCATACCCAGAAATCGTATACGAAGTCAATGACGGAAAACTTGCAAACTATATAGCAACACCTAAAAAGGAGTGGGAACCGGAAAAAGCAAAGGATTACCACCCATCCAGAAACCTGATCAGAAAAGATCCAAAGAGAAAAGAAGTCAAACGCCGGAGCCTGGTGGACAAGCAGGGACAACTGATCTATCCTGCAGTACCAAAAGGATATTACATAGACAAAGATTCTGTACGGATGGGAATCAACCCGATTACCGGTTACGCATACCGTCATTACACACTTGTAAAGATAGACAGGAGGATTTAAAGATGGGAGAACCCAGGATGGCAAGAGTAGATGTTTCCATTCTTGTCAGAGAAAAAGGTGCAAAAGTAAAGAAAGGTAAATACCTGTACATAATTGCCAGCAAGGATTTCCCTAAAGGTCCTGGGAATCCTATCAGCGGATCAGCGTATGTAGAAAACACAACAGTAAACCGAATGGCTCTGCAATGCCTGGTGGATGCCTTGCAGAGAATACATAGACCATCCATGGTCACAATCCACACAACCAGTGGGTACCTTCAGAACGGATACCGCAGCCTTCCGGAATGGAAAGAAAACGGATGGACCAGAAAAGACAAGAAGGAATTACGCAATGCAGACCTCTGGCAGCAGGCGGACAAGCTGTTAAGTAACCATGCAGTGCGATTCAAAATGCAAATATAAAAACGCGAAAGGAGAACATGATGTTCGAGAAATTTGGAGAAATGAGTTCATACACAGAAATCAATGAATTGGCAGCCAACCTCCTGCAGGAAGGAGACATTGACAGCTTAAAAGAACTGGCAAAAGAAAATGGTATTCCGGATGACTATGTAGAAATGTATCTGGAAGAAGCCATCCCATCCCTCTGCGATTCCACATCTGCAGCCATTGGCAAGATCGATGTGGAATGTATGAAATTAAAACCTAAGGAACTGATGCTGGATTGGGTAGAGTACATCAAGGGACTCTGTATGGAGAATGAGATGATCGCCCACCAGGTTCGCAAACAAGGAAAGACTCTGCAAGGATGTATCGCAGTTCTGTTGAAATATTCTTTTAAAAACCAGATCACAGTAGATAAAGCAATCATAAAGGCAGCAGGAGTCAGTGCCGGAAAAGTGACATTTGGAATTCCCGGTATGGCAAAAGCCAAGGAACTGATCCGGGATTACTACATGGGAGGAGCAAAGGCATGAAGCGGACAAAATTATTGCACTGCATCCCATGCACAGCCCCAAAAGTAAAAGACTCCGACAGTGTGATCGCTGTAAGCCAGCTTCTTGAAGTGGACGGAGAGCGGGCGGTAGAGATCAGCCTGTTCGTAAAAGGGGAACTGAAGGCCCGGTATTTCGCAGATAAAGAGAACCACAGCACATGGGTAAATGAAACATGGACAACCTGCGGACTCAAAAATGTACTCAGACTTTGCGTGGGCCAACCGGTTTTAAAAAATGACTTTTACCACAGTTCTCCGGATATGAAGTGGGCTGTACGGGAAGATAAAGACAGGGTATGTGACTTTCTGGAAACCTACAGTATTGACAGCTACGAGACTACAGTGAACGAAACAAAAAGAGACATGGCATACAGTCGGAAGCAGGAAAGAATCAATGAAATGATGGCAGAAGTTCCCTGCGTGCCGGAGGAGGCAGAAGCTTGGGTGAAAAACGAACTCTTTTCAGGAGATATCCTGTTCTTTAAAAAAGAAAAAACGCGGACTATGTTTAACTGTACCGCCTGTGGCTATGCCGGCTGGAGAAAAAATGGATGGAAGCATGGAGAAAAGACTATATGCCCGAAATGCAAAGCGCCGGTTACAGCAAACAGCAGGCAGGAAGAAAAGACAGCCAAAGCACCGGTAACCATTCTACAGCAATATGGCAAAAAGTGGGTGGAGCGTCAATTCCGGGCAGTCTGCAGATGGACAGCCGGGAAGAAAGAAATAGAGCTGTATGAGAGAATCAGGGCCATCATACCATTGGGGGAAACATGGGGAAAAGTATGGTACGGGACGATTCAGGAAGCAGATGAATTTTCACAGGAATTCTGGGACAAACCACATGGAAGGAGATTTGTTCCGTCATACCTGTATCCTGGAAATCTTCCAGAAATGTTAAAAGCCGGAGGCCTGGAGCACAGCGGAATGGATATCCTTGCAAATGCAGACATGAAATTCAACGTAAACATCTATATCATATCCTTCCACAACAAGCCTTATCTGGAATATCTGGCAAAAGCTGGTCTGACAAGACTGGCAGCAGATATCGTAAATGATCACTGGGTAGAGATCAACAGAAACGGCAGGAATCTCAGGGAAGCACTGATGCTGGACGGAAACCACCTGAACAGGCTAAAAACGATAAACGGTGGAACTGCCATCCTGGGATGGCTCCAATATGAACAGAACAATGACATCCGGATCACACAGGAAAGTCTGGAATGGATTGCCAGAAAGAATTTAAAAATAAGTGACTGCCAGGATATCCTTAATGAACTTGAAAGCGTAAACCGGATGGTCAACTACTTAAAGAAACAGAAGATAGCTCCGGGAAAATTCACGATCATGTGGAGAGACTACCTGCGTATGGCAAGAGAAGAGGGATACGATACAACTGACGACATTGTGAGATTTCCAAAGGATTTAAAGGCCAGACACGATCAGCTGGTGGAAGTGAGAAATCAGAGAAAGGATGATAAACGGCTGGAAGGATACAAGAAACTGGATGACCGGATAAAAGAAAGACTTCCGGACATGAAAGATTACTTCTGGGAAGACCGGGAATATATGATCATACCAGCAGGAACATGTAAAGAACTGATGGACGAAGGAAGAACCCTTCACCATTGCGTGGGAAGCAGTGACACCTACATGAGAAAGATGGCAGATGGCGTCAGTTGGATCCTGTTCCTGCGAAGAAAATCAGAACTGGAAAAGCCCTACTACACCATAGAGATCAGCCTGAAGGACGACCATATCATCCAGTTCTATTCAGAATATGACCGGCAGCCGGATAAAGAGACCATCAATGATGTCCTGAACCGGTACAAACGGAGCATCCGAAAAAAGAAGATAAAGATTCAGGTACCGGCAGCAGGCATAGCATAAGGAGAACACTATGGAATATATGCAGTTAAGCATGGATGATTACATCCAGAGCAAAAATGAGATCAAACAGGAGTTAGGCGGAATTGTAAAGAGCTTCGTGCGGATCGGCTGGCAGCTGACCCGCATAGATAAGTCAGGAGCCTATAAACACGATGGATACAACACCATTGCAGAATTTGCCAAAGCAGAATATGGCATGAATCCATCAGGAGTCAGCCGCTTTATGAACGTCTATGAAAGATATTCCCTTCCTGGAGATACACCGGAACTTCAGGAACAGTACAAGGACTTCAAATTCGCCCAGTTGACAGAGATGCTCCAGCTTCCGGAAGAAGACAGACAGATCTTCCATGCGGAAGACAAGAGAGAAGATATCCGAGAGCTGAAGGATTTCAACAAGGAGAATGAAAACAATCCAATGAACCTGCTTGACTGGAAGTCGGCTCAGAACACAGAAGATAAGTTAAAAGCCACTATTCAGGAGTTCTTCCATGAAAAACAGGGAGTCCTTAACACACTCTATAGCAGCGAAGCCTACCAGGCAGGAAACATCAAAGGAATGAGCCAGATCATCAATCCAGGTGACAGCATGAGCTACCGAAAGGGAACAGTGTTCCTGATGTTCCACCAGGAAGACATCACAGTGAAGATCTTCAATGGCGAAAAGAAAAATATCACATGGGAACAGTTTTTTGCTTATACACAGGAGATATTCGCAGAAGCGGCAGCAGGGAACCGTACATACGAAAATTACTTCGGAATCCCAGAAGAAGCACCAGCAGAGCCGGAGAAAGAAGAAATATCTCCAACAACCGAACAGAGTGTTCGCCCAGAACCGAAAATTGCGCCGGCGCAACCAGAACCGACCAAAGAACCAGTGGAAAAAGTGGATAACTCTGTGGATAAATGTCAAAAAACAGCAGTTGAAGAAAAAGAAGAACTGCGCACGGAAAGTACAGTACTGAAACCAGATTTTCAGACATCAGAACCTAAGCCGAAAAATACGGGAAAAAGTCAAGAAATACCACTTTCAGAGCCGGAACCACAGATTCCCGGACAGGACAACATCCAGAATCATCCGGAATATATGCCAGAACCAGTAACCGACTAGGATGTTCGCCCGGAATCAGAAATTGCGCCGGCGCAATCAGAACAGCCGGTAGAAAGTCCGATAACCAGAAAAACCTACATGGATTCTTTAACAGCATATGGTACCGCCGATTATCTTGCAAAAGCAATGAGATCATTTGCAAACAAAACCTATAACATGCTTCTGGATCCTGCTTTCTGGGAAAGATGGCTGAATGAAAAAGTAGACCATAACGGAAGACCGTGGGAAAACTAAGGGTGCTTTCAAAATTCACATAGATATTATTCCTGCTCCCGAGCCTGTCAGAGGGAGCAGGGGAAAGGAGAAAACAATGTATAAATGTTGCGCAAGCCAGGACGGGATATGCCGTAACACATGGTTATATGGAACTGAATGCGATGGATATAAAGAAAAATGCAAATTACGGGGGTCTTATAAGAGTATAAGCAATGCTGCAAAAGCATATCAGCATGCAATCAGAAAAGCATTTGGAGCGGAGGATTGAGCCATGAACCTCAGACAGAAAAAGAAATTGTTTAAAAAAATAACCGGATACAATCCCAGAGGAATATCTTATGGTGACTCTGGATATCACGCAGCCATTAACAAACCATGGGGAGGATTAGCGGAATATAAGAGATTGAAAGCTACCGAAGCTGTAGAAGATTTTAACTTGGAGATTCGGAAAAGAAACAGATCAATAAGACGTTTACGGAGGTACACCAGATGAATCAGGAAGGATTACTGTTTCCAAAAGGAATCATCAAAAAGAAACGAAAAAAACATCACAAAAGCATCATTGACAGAGACATGAAGGGCCAGTGCTTCATATGCGGCAAAACCGGCTACACAGAACGCCATCACATCTACGGAAGTGCAAACCGTAAGTATTCCGAGCAATATGGCTTGACTGTATATCTTTGCCCGGAATGCCACAGGACCTCAGATGTATCTGCACATAAGAACAAAGAAGTCAGATACACCCTGCAACGGATCGGCCAGAGAACTTTTGAAACCAAATGCGGCAGCAGAGAACAATTTGTAAAGATGTTTGGAAAGAATTACCTGGAGGATGAAAAATGAACGTAGGAAAAGCAGCAGCAATATTTAAAAACATTTATAACGAGGAAACAGAAGTAGAGGACAAACTTACAGCTATTCAGGACGTAAGTGGATGGGCTACACACAACGGCATCACTAAGAAAGAGATGGTGGAAGTTATCCGCTGGCTGATCGAAGAATATATCTAAGGAGGCACACAAGATGAATGATGACAGAGCAAAGACCTGCAAACACAGTACCGGACAGATTGGCCAGCTTGCAGTATACGTCCTTCCGACATGCCCGAATATGAGCATGATTAAGGGAAGATTCGTAACAACCAGACAGAGATGCCGTAAATGCAGATTCTACAAGGAGAAAAAATGAACCTATATGAGATTACAGATATGAAAACGGGAAAAGTGATAGAGCCTGTAATAGCATTAAGAGAAGCATCAGAAAAAATCAACTGTAAGTCGCACGTGATATCAAATGCCTATTATGGGGGGCACCTTGCAAACCGTAGATATAGAGTGATGATGGTAGATGAAACGATTAAAAGAAAAGACATGATATGGGTAGAATGGGACGTATGCAGAAGACAGCTGTTAAAATTATGCGGGAGGGATGAATAATGGGAAGAAACGCTGAAGGTTATCCGGATCCAACAGCTAGTAAAGCAATCCGGGCAGCAGGACATATGCCAGAACAGATATACAAAGACTATTGTATCCTTCGGGCAATGGCATACCGTATGGGACTGGAGATAACCGGATTAAGAGACCAAAAGACAGGAAGGGAATACAGGAAATGAGAAGACGCTTAAGATACTGGTTATTCGAAGCCAGAGGAAAGAAATGCAGATTCTGCTGTTTATTCTGCCATTACTGGCACTTATGTCAAAATGATACATAAAAAGAAGGAGGCCGGGAACAATAATGCTCCCGGCTAAAAGTATGAAAAAGAAAAAAGTTTTGCAATTACTCTTTGCTCTGTACAGGTAATACTATACCCAGAAAATGTGAGTAATATGTGATGCGGATTTGAAGAATTTGTGAAAAGGGAGCGATACCGATGGAGACGACAGCAATTCAGGGAGAAAATGAGAAGAAGAAAGAATATTTAAAATCCTACCGGCGAGTAGTAAAGAGAGAACAGGACATCTTGGAGGAGATCCAGAGACTGAGATTGGATAAAATGTTTCCATCGGTAGTCTGCGATGGTATGCCACACGGCAGCAGTCATTCCGACCTGTCTGATTACATGGCTATCATGGATGAACAGATAGAACTTCTAAAAGAGGAACGACTGGAGAAAGCTAAATGTTACCAGAGAATTGAGAGACAGATTCGTCAGATGGAGAATGAGGACGAGCGGGAAGTGCTGAGGTTGAGATATATAAAAGGACTGAAATGGGAAGAAGTGGCTTTGAAAATGAATTACAGCTGGAAATGGGTACATAAAATTCATGGAAGAGCATTACAGAATTTTGAAATATAAAAGTGTCTATGGAAGTACACACTTTATCTGTGATATTATTACAATGAATTAAAAAAGATATGTTACAAAAGGTGCAAAACATAAATAGTGAACGCTTCGAATTTTATGAAGCGTTCACTATTTTTTGAGAAAGGACTGGAAAGACTATGAATAAAGTGCTAGAATATATCAAAATACATGTGAGAGGTAAGACTATGAAAAAGCCAAACAGCGGGCAGGTTATGAAGTTTCTTAATACCAAATGGAATGGTGCAGTATGTCCTATGTGTCATGGACGAGAATGGAATGTTGAAGATACTATATATGAATTGAGGGAGTTTAAAGACGGAAATTTGATAGTAACTAAAGACTGTCGAATTATTCCTGTTGTTCCAATTACGTGTACAAATTGTGGAAACACAGTGTTGCTTAATCCATTAGCAATTGGACTTATGGAAAAATAATTATGGGAAATAAGAAAAGTAATTTTATAAACAATGAGAACTCTTTTCAAACAGAACAAGAAAAAACTAATTTTGCTACAGATAATGATAAAAGAGGAAGCCTTAGTACAAGCGAAATAAAAACAAACTATCATGTACAAAGACTAGTACAGTCTCAGTGGGCATTTTGGTTGAGTTTCGGAGGAAGTATTGTAGGATTTCTTGTGATGCTTTGGAGTATTTGGTATGGTGTTAAGAACGGTGATACACAATGGCCCGGAATTGTTTCTGGTACTGTAATTGAGGGAGTTTCTGCTTTATTTTATACGATATCTAATAAAGCAAACGAAAAAATTTCTGAGTTTTTTACAGAATTAACAAAAGATGTAAATGTTGATAAGGCGATTGATTTAGCAAATTCAATAGAAGACGAAGAAATACAAGGCCAATTAAATGCAAAGCTGGCACTTCATTTAGCAGGAGTAGATGATGAGAAAATTTGCAAAAATATAAAAGAAGTGTGTAATAAAAAAGATGGAGATACATAGAGTATTATAAGTATTTTTAGTGATTCGATCAAGGCAGTCCTTAGGGGCTGCTTTTTCTATACTCAAAAACGAAACAAATGAGAGGCGGTGAGGTTCGGCAAGAGCACCTAGCAGTAGCTTGCAACATAAAAATTAAATTTTAAGGACATTTAGCTCAGTGGTTAGAGCAACCGGCTCATAACCGGTCGGTCCTGGGTTCGAATCCCAGAATGTCCATCAAATAAAAAAACAAACGAATGAGAGGTGGTGAGGCTTGGCAAGAGCACCAGATCAGAGAGTAACACAGGCCAAGGCATTATATGATAAAGGCCTGAAATTAATAGACATTGCCAACCAACTGGGAATCCCAGAAGGAACAGTTCGAAGCTGGAAGAACAGATACAATTGGGATTGCAACGTTGCAAAAGAAAAACGCAACGCTGCGAAAAGAAAAGGAGGCCAACCAGATAACAAAAATGCAGAAGGACATGGCGCTCCACAACGAAATAAGAATGCAGTCAAGACAGGAGAGTTTGAAACTCTCTTTTTTGATACTCTAAATCCAGAAGAACAACAACTGATTGTTATGGTCCAGCCAGATAAAGAACAGCTCCTTCTTCAGGAAATCAGACTTCTTACAGTCCGAGAGCGACGGATGCTGAAAAGAATCGAGATGTTACGCCGGCTGGAAGAAAAAGAACCAGAAACAGGACCTGATGGAGAGATTATCCCTGCTGGAATGTCAGTAACAGAATATAGTTCCGGTATAGAAAAAGGAAAACCAACAGAATTAAAGAAATACGAGGGAATCCTTGGACAGATTCAGGCAATAGAAGACGCTTTAACCAGAGTGCAGGCGAGGCAGCAGAAAGCAATAGAAATGCTTCATAAGTTTGGATATGATGATGCCCGTCTGGAACTTGAAACTATGCGATTTGAATTCGAACTTTTGAAACAGGATGGTCAAAGCGAAGACAATGAGGATGATGGCTTCCTGGATGCTATGAATGCATCAGCAGAATCTATTTGGGGTGATGTGGATGCATGAAAAGATAGTCAAGCTGAGAGAACGCTTGAATAAAATGAAACAGAACCGGTCAGTGAAACAAAATGGCCAGACATTTCATTTTTCTTCATTCTCAAAGAAACAGAAGCAGGTACTTACCTGGTGGTGTAAAAGTTCTCCTGTACATGATATGGATGGGATCATAGCAGACGGGGCAATCCGTTCAGGAAAGACCATAAGCATGTCCTTATCCTTTGTTATGTGGGCTATGAACACATTTACTGGACAGAATTTTGCTATGTGTGGAAAGACAATCGGATCTTTCCGAAGAAACGTATTATTCTGGCTAAAACTAATGCTCCGATCGAGAGGATATTCTGTTACAGATCATAGAGCGGATAACCTTTTAACTATCAGAAAGAATGGAAAAGAAAACTATTTCTACATATTTGGTGGCAAAGATGAACGTTCTCAAGACCTGATCCAAGGTATTACTTTGGCGGGCGTGTTTTTCGACGAAGTTGCACTGATGCCGGAATCCTTTGTGAATCAGGCAACAGGACGTTGTTCAGTAAAAGGAAGTAAGTTCTGGTTTAACTGTAACCCAGATGGACCATACCATTGGTTTAAACTAAACTGGATAGATAAATCCACTGGATATCTGGGCAAGGAACAATCAGACAGAATTAAGCAGAAAGCAGCAGCGGAAGGAAAAGAATCAGGATTAAAAGAAATCCTGTATCTCCACTTCACAATGGATGATAATTTGTCTCTGGATGAAGAGGTAAAAGCCAGATACCGAAAGATGTACGTTGGAGTATTCTTCAAACGTTACATTATGGGTTTGTGGGCGGCAGCAGAAGGCATCATCTATGATATGTTTGACGAAGAGAAGCATGTTCAGAATATTCGCGATTTCTTTCAACTGTTAATCAATGGCAACAGATATGTATCTTGCGATTACGGTACTCAGAATGCCACTGTCTTCCTGCTTTGGAATAAAGGGGTCAATGGGAAATGGTATTGCATCAGGGAGTATTACTATTCCGGAAGAGATAAAGGCAAACAGAAAACAGATTCAGAATATGCAGACGACCTGAAGGAGTGGCTGGATGAAACGAAGATCAAGGCAGTTATCGTGGATCCATCCGCTGCTTCTTTTATTGCAGAGCTTAGAAAACGTGGTTACAAGGTCATAAAGGCAAACAATGATGTACTGGATGGAATCCGTCTGGTAGGAATGCTTCTGAACATGGAACAACTTGTCTTTGCTTCTTCATGCAAGGAAACCATCAAGGAGTTTGCATCCTATATCTGGGATGAGAAAGCCCTGGAACGAGGCGAAGATAAACCAATAAAGCAGCATGATCACGCCATGGACAGCACCCGCTATTTCTGTAGCACCATAATCGGTAATAGACTTGCCAAATTAAAAGAAGTAAGGATGTGAGAAGCATGTATACATTTACAATTCCAAGAGAAAGATTCGATGAACTGAACCCAGATAAGCAGATGATCCGACAGTTGATTAGTAAACACATCAGCATGGTAAGCAGATTAAAAAAGAATATGGCTTATTATGAAGGACAGCATGAGATCTTAAATGATTCAGGACGGGAAAATAAGCTGGTCTGTAATCACGCCAGGGACATCTCAGATACGGCCAGTAGTTATTTCATTGGCAATCCGGTATCTTATAAATCAGAAAATGACATTACAGATCTGACAGACGCCCTGGAACTGGCCGGAGCAGATGAAGTAGATGGAGATAATGGCTTGGAACTTTCCATTTACGGTCTTGCCTATGAATATATTTATGTGAAAGAAAATGAAAACTATCTATGCATGAAAAATATTTCAGCACTAAATACATTTATGGTAAAAGATGACAGCATCGAGGAAAACGAACTCTTTGCTGTCTATTATTATATCCGAAAGGATGATTCTGGAGTTTCAACAGATCATTACATGGCAACAGTAGTGACCTCAAACTATAAATATGAATTGGATATTGAGAATAACAGTGCATATCAGGCAACAACAGAACTAGCAGTACCACATTATCTTGGAGAAATTCCTATCATTGAATATCTTAACAATAAACTGGCTATTGGTGATTTTGAACTTCAGATTCCACTGATTGATGCCTACAACGTTCTGATGAGTGACCGAGTTACAGATAAAGAACAGTTCATAGATGCGATTTTAGCTATTTACGGAACACTGCTTGCAGATGAGGAAGTTGAAGATGGGAATGGGGAAAAGAAAGATGGATTAACCGCAGCAATGAAACAGCTGAAAAAGAGAAAAGTCCTGGAAGTACCAGATGGAGCGAAAGCAGAGTATCTGACCAGAACGTTTGATGAATCTGGTGTGGAGATCCTGAAAAAAGCGATAGAACAGGATATTCATAAGTTTTCCCATATTCCCTGCATGACAGATGAAAGCTTTGGTGGAAACGTCTCAGGTGTAGCCATGGAGTTCAAACTGCTGGGCATGGAAAATATCACAAAGATTAAAACGAGATATTACAGAAAAGGCTTGAGAAAACGTATCCGGATATTCTGCAATTTCCTTTCACTGTATGGAAAGAGCGTGGATCCAACAGGAATCACAATGACATTTACCAGAGCCCTGCCAAAGAATCTTCTTGAAATCTCGCAGATTGTGTCAAATCTCTGGGGAAAAGTAAGCAGGAAGACACTTCTGTCACAGGTGCCATTTGTAGACAATGTAGATGATGAACTGAAAGCCCTGGATGAGGAAACAGAAGAGAATCTGAAACGGCAGCAGGAGATGTTTGGAATGCAGGGAAACACTCCGCCAGATCAGACTGAAAAAGAGGAAGAAGAGAAAACATCTGATAAGAAAAAGGATAATGTAGATGAAGAATGATTCCTATTGGGAAAACAGAGCTGCCTGGGATATGTACCATCGAATGGAAGATGCGGAAGAAACAGCGGATCTGATAGCAAAGGTATATAGAAATGCTTCCATGCTGCTAACCAATAAGGCGAAAGACATTTTTGAAAAATATATGACTAAGTATGGACTGTCAGAAACACAGGCGTGGAATCTTCTGAACACTTTACAGGACCAGACATCTTTAGAAGAGCTGCTGAATGCTTTGAAAAATAAGGATTCAGATAAGACAAAGCAGCAGCTTCTTCAGGAACTGGAAGCCCCGGCATACAGAGCCAGAATGGAACGACTGAAGGACCTTTTACAGCAGGTAGATACAATTATGCAGGAAACATACCAACAGGAACAGTTATTTGATACCGGCTTCTTTCAAAATCTCTGCGAAGATGTTTATTATCCTTCCATCTACAATGTCCAGAAGCAGACAGGACTTGGATTCAGCTTTTCTAACATCAGTAAAAAACAGATTGAACAAGTACTTTCCATGAACTGGTCAGGAAGACATTATTCCCAGCGTATCTGGAAGAACACGCAGGACCTTTCCAAAACATTAAAGCAGGAATTACTTGTAAGCTTATTGACTGGCAGAACAGACCGCGAAACTTCGGAAGTGATCATGAACCGTTGTGGAGCAGGAGCCATGCAAGCCAGACGACTAGTACGAACAGAAAGCTGTTTTTTATCCGGAGAGCTGACAGCAAGATCTTATGAGGAATGCGGAATAGAAAAATACCGTTATCTTGCAACTCTTGACCTTAGGACAAGTGAGGTTTGCCGGAGTCTGGATGGAAAGATATTTTTCTTAAAAGACCGCAAGCCTGGGAAAAACTACCCGCCTATGCATCCATGGTGCCGTTCTACAACTGTCGGTGCCATAAATGAAGATATCCTAAAGAATATGAAACGGAGCGCCTATAACCCGAAAACAGGACACATAGAGACAGTTCCAGCGACTATGACATATGAAAAGTGGTATGAGAAATATGTAAAAGGTGATGCAAAGGCTGAGGCAGAAGAAAAATCCATCAAGAATAAACATTCTGACAGAGAACAATACGATAGATACAAAGAGATTCTTGGAAAAGACATGCCAAAAAGCTTTGCGGATTTCCAGGAGATGAAGTATAATGAACCTGAGAAATGGAGATTTATGAAGCTTGATTATCAGAGAAGAAATGATTTGCTACAGCATCCGGAATTGAAATTGCCAAATGCAGAGAAAGCAATGGCTGCAGATGCAAAATTTGAAAAGTATTTGTTTGGAGGCACGCATCCGGAAGGACTGGCAAAAGGAAAAGCATTTTCTGATAGGCTTGGATATGATACTGAGAATTGGAACAAGTTAAAACAGGCGATTATAGAAAAAGCTCCAAAGTATCCAGTCACCAGCAAGGGAGTAAACGGGTACGAAAAGCATATGTATGAACAGAAAATTATATTAAATGGTCTGAAGGAAAAGCCGGCAAATGTTATTGTCGGGTGGTCTGCTGATGAAAATAGCGTAACGATGGCAAGTGCCTATATTAAAGAGGTGAAGTAGATGGAAGTAAAAGAATTCGATACAGTAATTCTGAAAGATGGAAGAAAAGGAAGCGTTATGGAAGTGTTTCCCAATGGATCCCTGATCATAGACGTAGGCAGCTCACCAGAAGATTGGGAAACCTTGTACGATAAAACAATAGATGATATAGAAAAGGTTATAAAATAACCACCAGTCAGAAACGACAGGTGGTTTTTGTGACTATTAAAAAACTCTTGACTTTTTGAGTACACGATATTATATTTATTGTGTACTCAAAAAGTGAGGTGAGAATATGAGCCCAAAGACTGGCAGACCTAAAAGTATTAATCCGAAATCAGAACAGATTAAGATTCGAGCAACTAAGCAGGATAAAGCATTGCTAGAAGAATGTTGCGTATTAACTGGAAAAACGCAATATGAAGTTGTTATGGAAGGTATCAAAAAGGTTTATGCCGAAAACACAAAGAAATAAGAAGTTGCCCCGCTACCAACGAAAACAACTTCTTATACACTGAGGAATAACCTCTGAAAATATTATAACATTTAGAGGGTATTCCTTGCAATCATAATTTTGAAAGTGAGGAATAAACACAAAATGAATAGTTTAAAAATAACAGAATATCATGGCATCAGAGTATTAACTTCTGCACAAGTGGCACAAATGTATGAAACAGATACAAAAACAATATCTTATAATTTTTCGTATAATAAGAAAAAATATACAGAGGGGAAACATTACATCAAGCTTGAAGGAAACGAATTAAAGCAGTTTAAAGCCAGTCGGGAAATTCCAGATTGCCATAAATTCAGTGCTCATTTATATTTATGGACAGAAAAAGGAGCACTTCTTCTTGCAAAATCCATTAATACTGATAAAGCCTGGAAATCATATGAGTATCTGGTAGATTTCTATTTCAGAACGAAAGAGAATGAGCCGGAAATTTCAGAAAAGAAAGAAGTTATTCCAACTCAGACCAAAACAGAATCAGTCAAAAAGAAAATATCCATACCAGATATGGAAGAACCGATATTCGTGTTTAAGAATTTGCTGGCTTTGGCAGAAGAACAGGGAATTGTATTAAAACTCAAGAGAATTGAAGGATATGGGAGTGTACTTAAGGGTAATCGTATTGCAATTTGTGAGAATCAGATGTTTGAAAAAGTTGTATATGAAGCAGCATATGAACTTGCGCATTATTTTATTCATCACAATCAAGGAAATATGATAACCAGCCCATTAGAAAAAGATTATAACGAACAGGCAGAGCGTGCCGCATTTATGATGATCCGAATGCTGGATATTAAGGCAAAACAGAAATATTGATTATTAGAAGAGCTTGGAAACAGGCTCTTTTTAATATGTAAATTTGCGCCGGCGCAACTGAGAGGAGGTGAAGGAAGTGAAAGTAAAATGCATTAAACGTTACAGTGATGTTCGATTGAACAAAATTATTGAAGCAGGAACTGTTCTGGAAGTAGAAAAAGCCAGGGCAGAGCACCTGATTCATGAAGGCGTTGCAGAGATCACAAAAGAATCTGAAAAGCTCACAGACAAAGGAAAGGAATAGGTGATCCGAATATCTCCCTCTGGGACGCGGGGTGAAGCGTCTTATTTTTGTGTCTTTTTCCGCCAGACGTTAAAGAAGCGGGTCACTCCAAAAACTGAATGGCCCGGGCGTGAAAACGAATAGGCTGGGCAGAAAGGAAAGAACATGAGAAACAGATTAGTAAAAGCAATGTGCAGAGTACCCATGAACCTGCAGTTATTTGCAGAAGGAGATGGCGCTGGAACCGCAGATGGCAGAAATGGCGGTGGCTCTGAAGGAGATGAAAATTCAGGTGCTAATGGGGAAGACACCCCTCCATCTTTTGATGATTTTCTGAAAACAGGTGATAATCAGGCGGAATTTGACCGAAGACTGCAGAAAGCTATCAACACTGCCGTTACCAATGAGCAGAAAAAATGGCAGGCGATGACAGACGATAAACTTTCTGAAGCAGAAAAACTTGCAAAGATGACTGAGGAAGAAAAAACAAAATACTTGCAGCAGAAAAGAGAAAAAGATCTGACAGACAGAGAGGCAGCTGTTACCAGAAAAGAACTGATGGCTGAGGCTAAGAATACATTAGCTAGTGATAATCTTCCGGTAGAACTTGCAGAAGTCCTGGATTATACGGATGCAGATTCCTGTATGAAATCTATGGAAAAAGTCAAAAACGCTTTTCAGAAAGCTGTAGAGGCAGCAGTGGAAGAAAAGTTAAAAGGTGGAAAGCCGCAAAAGAAAGCCCCGGAAACAGATACACAGAAAGCTCTTGAGCAGCAGGTCTACAATGCTATGATGGGCAAATATTAAAGGAGAGTGAACACATATGGCAATTAATACATTAGCAACAGCAACATTATTCCAGACTACTCTTGATAAAATCGCAGTACAGGAAGCAACCACCGGCTGGATGGATGCCAATGCCGGACAGGTACTCTATAACGGTGGATCAGAGGTTAAAATCCCGAAAATGAATGTACAGGGAATGGGAGATTATGATCGAGATAACGGATATCAGAGAGGATCTGTTACTCTGGAATACGAAACCAGAAAAATGACTCAGGACCGCGGACGCCTGTTCCAGCTTGACCCTATGGACATTAACGAAGCTAATTTTATCCCGACAGCTTCAGCAGTTATGGGAGAATTTCAGAGAACACAGGTTATTCCGGAAATTGATGCATATCGTATTTCTAAGATCGCAACAGAAACAATTACAGCAAATAAAGCAGGAATGATCGGATATTCCTACGTCCCGGGAACAACGGGAACATCTGCCCTGCGTAAAGTGAAAGAAGGCATCAAGGCGATTAGAGAAAACTATAACGGTCCGCTCGTATGCCAGGCAACACCAGATTTTATCATGGAGTTGGAATTAGAGCTTGCAGGAAAGATTACAGCAGTAACTTTTTCTAAAGGCGGAATTCAGACACAGGTACCGTCTGTAGACGGTGTACCGCTGGTTTCTACACCATCCAACCGTATGTATACTGTAATTAAAATTAATGATGGAAAGACTGGCGGACAGGAGAAAGGTGGATATGAGAAAGGTGATACAGCCAAGAATTTGAATTTCTTTATCTGCCCGACAACAACACCGATTGCAGTAACAAAGCAGGATATCATGCGTATTTTCAGCCCGGAAATCAATCAGAAACTGAACGCGTGGCAGATGGATTACCGTCGTTTCCATGATATCTGGGTTCTGGATAATAAGCTGGATTCTATTTATCTGAGCATTCAGGAGGCAGAGTGATGAGACTGATTAGAAAAAATGTTGAGCGGGAGGCAGATGGAGCAGCAGTTGAAAAATTGTTGAATGATGGATTCGAACCGGTAGAAAGCCTGCCAAAGGAAACAATACAGGAACCGCTCGAAGAGAAAAACGTCGAAGAAATGACAGTGGAAGAATTAAAAATGTTAGCAAAGAAAAGAGGATTTACTGGAATTTCTTCTTTGTCCAAACAGGACCTTATCGATATTCTGAAAGGGTGATTATATGGCAGAAGCCAGAGATATTGAAAGAGTAAAACTCCTGACAGGCGAGACGAATGAAAACCTGATCGAAGCTTATCTGGAAGAAGCTGCCGACTTTGTAAAAAGCTACACAAATCGGAGTGTGATTATTACACCGTTAGAAAAAGCAGTGCGGGATCTTGCTGTTATTGCCCTGAATCGGATGGGAACAGAAGGGGAAATTTCCAGAAGCGAGGGAGGGGAAAGCTATTCATTTGAAACAGCTCCCAAACAGGTTTACGACATTATGAATCGGTACCGGCTTGCAAGAACAGGAGGGATAACCTTTGAGAATGCGAAGAAACAGGATTGAAACATATTACCACAGAAAGAGGATCATAAAAAAAGATTCTGAAGGCAGTACCAGCGAAGAGTATGGTGCTGCCTCTTCTATTTCCGGAGAGTCATGGCCTGCATCCGGAAAAGTCCAGGCGCAGCAATATGGTCAGCGCCTGAACTACATACGGAATGTCAGGATTAATGGGAAATATGTCAGTCATCCAGATGATAAAGGCAATGTTCATTTTATGCTGGAAGATGGAACAGATATCCAGGAACTTGACGGAATTCACTTATATACGGTCAAAGATCAGAAACCAGACTATAAGATCATAGCTATTAAACCGTATCGTTTCCTGACACTGGAGGTGGAACGAATATGAGTGTAAGTGGTATTGAAGAATTAGAACATAAATTAAAAACGATGTCAGATCCAAATCTCAAACAGGCGGTATCTACTGGAATCCAGATAGTAAGATCGGCAGCAGTCATGAACTGCCATGTGGATATGGGCGAACTGAGGCAAAGTATTTATGCAGAGGTTTCGGAGCAGGATAGGAAAGTCATTGGAACCTGTTGGACGGACAAGGAATATGCACCATACGTAGAATTTGGAACCGGTCCCAAAGGACAGGAAAACCATGCAGGGATTTCACCAGAAGTTACTCCTGCATATACACAGGCACCCTGGTGGATCCATGAGAGCCAGGTTGATAAAAGAGTAGCGGAGAAATATCATTGGTTTCACATTGATACTCCCAAAGGAAGATTTTATCAATGTACCGGACAACCGGCATATCCGTTTATGTATCCGGCATTAAAAGACAATGAAGATTTGATTTTAAAAGAAATGATAACAAGTCTGGAGGGAAAATGAAAAATATAAAAGATAAGGTATATGAAGCACTTATGACGGTTTCAAAACATGTATCGGATTCTTATCCCGGTACATGGGCGGAAGATGCAACCATACAGTACGTGGAAGAACAGAACAATGTATATGAAGCATCCAGTTCAGGAGACGGGCTGCAGGAAGATAAAGCTTTTGTCCGGTATCGGATTGATATCTGGGATAGAAAGAGTACATCAGCAACAACCCTTGCAGTGGATGAAGCAATGAAAATGACCGGTCTGAAACGTACGGAATGCGCAGACATATTGGATCCGTCGGGAATGAAACATAAACAGATGCGGTATGAAGGAATCATCGCAATGGATTCGGAAGAAGTTTATTGGATATAAAAGGAGGAATGTGAAATGTTAGCAAACGGAACAACCCTGGGATACAGGGAACATACGGATTCAACAAGTGCAGCTTATACAGATCTTCCGGGATTGAAGGAGATTCCGGAACTTGGTGTGGATATCGACAAGGAAGAAAATACTTGTCTTACAGACCCACATAAGATGTATGAGATCGGGATTGGTGATCTCCCAGATATCGTATACAAATTCAAATATGATAATACAAAAGCAGAAAGTCCTTACCGCGTGATGAGAAAAGCAGCAGATGACAAAAAAGTACTGGATTTCCAGGAAAAAACGAAAGATGGTACAGTCACTGAGTTTACCGCACAGGTAGCTGTAAAACGTACAGGCGGAGCTGTTAATGGTGTGATTGAATTTGAATTAAGCATGGCAGTTCAGTCTGACTTTAAATATACGGACCCAGCGTAAGGAGGAGATAAGAGATGTTAGATTATGAAAATGCAGGACAGGCTCTTGGAGGGCTTGATGACGCAGAGAAAACTGAGGCGGTAAAACCAGAAGAATCAAAAAAGAAAAGACAGCCATTTGCTTACTGGAAGGTCGGAGAAAGAGAATTTCGTCTGAAATTAAAGGCGGGCACGATTGAGAAACTGGAAAATAAATACCGTCAGAACCTCATGAATATGATTGATGATATTCCGCCGCTTTCTGTAATGCTTACCATTATCCAGGCGGCAATGGAACCATGGGAACATGGAGTAGATTATAATGATGTAAAGAAACTGTATGATACCTGGATTGAGGAGGGAAACAGCCAGATTGAACTTTATCAGAAAGTCATCATTCCAATCATGGTGGTATCGGGTTTTTTGCCAGAGAAGATGGCAACAGCACTCTTGGAGGCAGTAGAAAACGCCTGATGTCAGATCAGCTTTCTGAGCTATATTTCTATGCTTTAGATTTAGGCATTCCGGCAGAAAAATACTGGGAATTGTCTATAAACGAGATTATAGATACTATGGACAGTTTACAACGTCAGAGAAAACGAAAAGAAAAGCAGAAGATAATGGATAATTTTATCCTGGCAGAGATACTCACTGCGAACTTTTCCACACTGATATCCGGAAAAGGAGATATAAAGCGTCCATGGGAGTATTATCCGGAATTGTTTAAAGAAGAGCAGGAAACTTACCAAAAAGCAGAAGAAGACAGAAAATGGGAAGAGTACAAAGAAAACAGGAGAGCCTATATGGCAGAGTGGAACCGCCGCCGTCATCAGTGAATACGGCGGCTTTAAAGAAAGGAGGTGGAGAACATAGGAGAAGATCTTGCAAAGTTGAAAGTTACGATAGAAGCAGATAGCAGTCCTTTGAAAAGAGAACTGGATAAAAGCCGGCAGGAAGTTAAAAAGAGCACAGAGGCTATCAGGCAGGAAACCGATAAGATAAAGAATCCCTTTCAGAGAATCAAAGATATGGTTAAAGGTTATCAGGTGAAAGCAGGGATCAAAACAGAAACTGCAGATTATAAAGCAGTAAAAGACAATATTGAGAAAACGCAGGCGGTACTTGATAAATATTATGAAAAAAGAGACAAAATGGAAAGCCTTGGTGTTGATCAGGAAAGTCGTTCCTGGAAGTCTCTGGAATACGATATAAAGAATGCTGAGGCAGCAGTAAAAAGATATGAACAAGCTAAAGCAAACATGGAGAAAAATGGCACAGATGTTGCAAGACCGGTTTCCATTCCAAAACAAGCACTGAATTTCGGAAAAGGAATCTTATCTGGAACCGGAAAAGTCCTTGGCAGTCTTGGCTCGGGAGCTATCAGTGCTGTGCAAAAAGGCTGGGGAGGACTTACAAATGCGGTAAATCTTTTTAAGAAATCCGTATCAGCAGTTGGGCCTGTAATCAGAAGAACTTCCGGTTTATTTGGTGCATTGATTCAAAAGTTTTCAACTGGCATTCCAGTTATTGGAAAACTGGCAGGAAAAATTAAGGGAATCGGAAAAAGTGCACAAAGCTCCTCAGGAGGTTTAACAGGCGGACTTAAGACAATTCTCAAATATACATTAGGAATTAGAAGTCTGTTTACCTTAACAAATAAGCTGCGAAGCGCTTTAGTTGATGGATTTAATAATCTTGCTAAATACGATACCAATACAAACGCAAGCTTATCTATGCTGATGTCATCACTGACTCAACTGAAAAATTCCTTTGCGACCGCTTTTACACCAATTCTTGAAGTTGTAGCACCTATTCTGAATAATCTGATTCAGATGATCATACGTGTGGTTAATTCATTCGGTCAACTCATGGGAGCATTGACTGGAAAAAGCACGATGGTTACAGCAAAAAAGGTAAATCAGGATTATGCAAAAAGCCTGGATAAAAACACTAAGAGCGCTGATAAGGCATCTAAAGCAGCGGATAAATACAAACGTACAATATTAGGGTTTGACCAGATTAATAAGCTAGATGATAAGACGACAAATGAAAAAGGTTCCTCACTAGGCGGCGTGGATGATATGTTTGAAACGACAGCCATCCAAAGCAAGTATAAAGATCTGGCAAAACTTATCAAGGATTCCTGGAAAAATGCAGATTTTACTGAACTCGGTGCGATTGTAGGAAGGAAACTTAATGCCGCATTACAGAGTATTCCATGGAATGATATCCAGAATACTGCAAATAAGATTGCAAAAAGCATTGCAACGTTCCTGAATGGATTTATTGAGGCAACAGACTGGGGACTGGTAGGCAACACGCTTGCACAGGGACTGAATACAGCTTTTGGATTTGCTAATACGTTTGCTGAGAACTTTCATTGGGGAAGTTTGGGAACTGCAATTGGAAATGGCATCAACGGCGCCCTGAATGGTATCGACTGGGAACTGATTTATTCCACAGCCAGGAACTGGGGAAACGGAATTGCAGAAACTTTGAATAATGCAATCGGTACAACAGACTGGACATTAGTGGGAACAACTCTTGCAAATGGGATAAATGCAATATTCCTTTATGCAAAATCTTTTGCTGAAACATTTGACTGGAATGGCTGCTGGAAATGGAATCAATGGTGCCTTGTCATCCTTGGACTGGAATCTGATACGCACTACAGTGTCAGAGATCACAACAGGGATTGTGAATACGCTGAATTCTCTTATATCTACAACAGACTGGGGATTAGTTGGAAGAAGCTTTGCACAGGGAATTAATACAATTATTGATTTTGCTTACGCAGCGGTAACAACTTTTAACTGGAAACAGTTTGGGATGGCAGTTGCTGATTTTCTTAATCAGTCTATAGAAACTATAGACTGGGCAAAAGCCGGACAGACTATTTCAAATGCAGCAAAGGGAATCTTGGATTTCTTTATTCAAGGTGTTGAAAACACAGATTGGAAACG